TTGGATTTTGAAATAATTTCTTGTTTAAATAATCCCATGCTTTTTTACGGGGTATATTATCCGTCATTACATGTTTAAGGGGGAAGTAGAGTGTTTGTTTGCTAGTCGCTATTGCAATACCACATACAAAACCATTACCTCTGACTGCTCCTGAGCCTTTAGTCTTTAAATCTGGATCATAGGTTTCTAAGTCGACTGCGACCGTATCCACTCCCTTTAAATCAAGATCAGTTAATTTAGGAGAGGAACACATTATTTATAATCTCTTTCAATAATCATATGTTTAGCTTTTTCTAAATCCTGCTTTCCTCCTTTATCTTGATGACGTACTACGTATTTAATAACACAACCTTCAGGATATAGCAACTTGTTCTCAACTACAAACTTACTCGGTTGAATTTTATATTTGATATAGTGTTTTCCACCTATCTGCTTTTTGTATGCACTCATATTCTTCCGTAATTTCCTAATTCGCCCACTGCACCTTTTTGTGGTTTTAAAATCCAAATGTCATGCACGCCTCGACTAAACATTGTGTATTTTAATCGCAGCTGTACAAATAAAGGCTCTGCTTTTTTTCTGTATATTGATAAGTCTCCAATAACATTATCAAAAGTTGTTCCTTTAACTTTATGGATGTTTCCGTATTTAATCCTAATGTCTCCATCAAAATCAAAACCATTTCTTAAGACATTTTTTATGTAAATCATTCTTTTACTATCACGTTTCTTTCTAAGAAGATCGAACTCTATACTTAAAGAAGGTTTAAAAAATTTAGCTTCTACTAATTCATTATAAGTATAGTCTTTTTTAACCCAATCTTTAAAATCTTCTTTACCTGCACCATGCATTAAAGCTTCTCGTCCTAAATAGGAATGAAAATTTTTTATTTGAACTAAACTTTTAGGTTCTCCTTCTATAAATTTAGGCCATTCAAAATGAGATCGTAATTCTTTTTTTGAAACGTGTGCCGTATCATTATCTATATGAGCATACTCAAAACCATGATGTTCCAAAAACTCCTTCACATCTGTGTGACTAGGGGTTCCTCTGAAAGAAAATAAAAACCTCTGTTTAGTGTTTCTCATCTTATTTATAAGAATGTCTAAATTTTTTGAGGGTTTAAAGTCTGTTAAATAATATTTATTCCCTTCTATAGTATCTCCCTCTTTACACCCCTCTGGTATTTCGTGATATTTTTTATTATACACGGCTGGTAACCACATTCTTTCATACTTGTAGTGCTTCCATACCGGGTCTATAATTTCTTTACAATATTCATTAATAGCTTTGCCACATCTAAGCCCCTGCTTTAATTCAAGAAAAGGTTTAGCAGCTGCTTCATGGAACCATTTAGCATCTGAGCCAGCGTATTCGTAAATGGTCTGATCAGGATCTCCTACTAAATAAAAATGATTGTCTTTTACATTTTTAGCTATTTTTCTAATCGCTTTAAGTTGTGGAACATTAGAGTCTTGGGCTTCATCAACAATTAAAACTTCAACATCAGATTCTTTATTTAAAGAATTAAATTCATCAACCATGTCCGCAAAATCTTGTAATCTATTTTTGTTCTTATAATCTCCATACTTGTCAGCTAAATCTCTTATATTTTTAATATTGTAAGGTGTGTATTCTTCTCTGTCTGTACTAGCATGGTTCCAGTGCTCTTCTAAATCTCTTCCATGGCCTCGAGCATCTTTAATAAATTTAAGTACGGGATGTTTTTCAATATCTCTTTCTTTACTTTGACGAAAACCCGTTTCTTCTAAACATAAACTTTCAAAATCTGTATTTTCAAATTTTTCTTTTCTTAGAAGTTTGCTTCTACAGTAATGATGGATGGTACATATACGATCCTCAAAAAATTTTCTTCTGTATCCTTTTTCTTTTACTTCTTTAAGGTCCATGATTGCATCTAAAATTTGTCCAACTGCTACGTTCGTATGAGAAAGTAAAACTATTTTTTCTGGATTATACTTAGAAAAACACTCCTCATATTTTTCTACTAAAAATGTGTGAGTTTTCCCTGTCCCTGGTGGTCCAACAATAAATCTAGCTTCCATCTGTTATTTCCTTCACTTCTACTTCTGTAGCTTCTCCGTCTATAACAAGATCTTCTTTGGCTAGCTGGTAATTTTTGATTCTCCAAGAGACACAAGACTTACCATTAATTTTTCCACGATTTTTTTCAGCATTTAATATTTTTTGTAATTTCATAACGAGATCGACTCTTTTAATTTTTACTTTTTTGTCTACTAGAAAATCTTCAAAGGAATCTAAGTTAAATTCTAGAGTTTTTTTGGTCAGATCAAAATAAGGACGTCTATATTCAAGTAAGTTCACTTTGTCTGTGAAGGCCTGTTCTTTTTTAATATATTGAGTAAAATATTTTACAAAGACAAGATCTTCATTGGCTTCTTCTACATAATTTTTAGACTGTGTTCTATTTTCATATTTTCTTCTCATTATTGTTTCAAAATCGGTAGGCTTCATTTTAGGGATCCAAACAGAAGCTTTACTAATGACTGCATCATAAAATGCTTTTTGATTCATTAAAGTTGGTCCATCTACTATAATTTCTTTTTCTTCAGACACACCATCTATAAACGTGTTTACTTTGACCAGGTATCTATCTTGGCCGTACTCAATAATGTCTCCGACTGATTCTTGTGCAATATCCCTTCCTGCTGCGTACTCAACTCCAACCCAACTAAATAATTCTGCAACAGCTTTCTTAGAGCATCCAATTATGTCAGCAAGTTTTGGCAAACCAAGATTTCTATTTGCTTTCTTACCACTTGTTCCTTTTTCTGATCTATCTTCTGCCTCGTCATCATTCGCTCCTTTTGCAATGTTATAAACAAAATCATTAATTTCCTGTTCATCCCAATTAGTATGTTTGATTAATACTCCTGCAATTGCAGTACAGTAACTGTCCCTTTGTCCTTGTGGAGCGTAGAGAATACATAATGCAGTGGAGAGAGCTACCTTTCTTAAATCCATGTTTAAATCGCCTGGGTATTCATTAAAGCCTTTATAAGTTTCCCATCTTACATTCTCATTTGCTTTACTATGCCGTGATTCAGGAACTATTGTATAATGTTTTGTATCAGCTCTTATTTCACAAAGCGTTGTGCCGTGTGGTAAATTTTTACAATAATCTTTTAGTTCTGAAGGTAATATAAATTGTTTAAATTCTAATTTGCCTTTCCAAATATAATGGCTTGAAGGGTTGCTATCCCGACCAAAAATACTGCCGGAATTTTTTACGTATGTTCCTATAAATCTTTTTGTAAGCTCGTTATCGATGTCAAAATCAACATCTTGATCTAGTCTTAAAGCAATTTCGCAGTTGGCGTATTTCTTTCTCCATTCTTCTTTCGTAATTTTAAAATCCGGGCCTGACCAATCTTTAACGATAGGTATCCCTTTAATACAAGGGATTATAACCCTACCTAAATTAATCCAATCTTCGTAATTAACTGGAGCTTCTCCGTTATTAAATTCATTAATCATATCTTTATTAAGGGCCAACATCGCCGCTAGGTCTCCGCTGGCCCTTACCTTCTCGTCAGAAAGATTATAAATCTAATGAAGTTTGCTTGTTTTCTTCAGCTGCTTCACCGTGTTTAACCTTTACTAAACCTTTGTTGTTTTGTTCAGCAAAGTTTTTAGCAATTTGATAAACACCTTTTTCTGTGACTGGACCAACTCTAGATACATCCCATCCAAACCATGTTCCTTTGTCATTAGACATTTGAACAGTTTTTAGATTATAAATGTGGCTATATGTTGGCGGTGTGAATAAGCCGTTTTTACCTTGCAACTTTAATCCCATCATTAATGAGTTCCATTTACGACTAACTTTTAATTGAGTAGCCTTCATAGAAATTAATGCTGTGGATGGAGTTTTCCCCAAAAGAATCACAAAGTGATTAGCAGTATTTTCCAAATAGTTACCATTTGGTAATCTATCCTTCCAAGACTTATCTCGAGTAGTTGTACTTAAGATATCACTATCTGCTTTGTGAATTGCTACAGGGGCATTTCCAGTTTGACCTCTGTCTTGCCATTCGACATATTGTCTCTCGTAATGTACCGGTATAACATTTATACCTTTAGTTCCATCATAGAGCTCTTTGGTTACGCTATTTACAATCATTCCAGGTTCTGCTCCGTCGATAAACTTAGCGTTTTGTTTATTAACCTCTGGAGATAATTGTCCTAAGACTTTCAGAAAAGGTAACGCAAGATCATCCTGCGTCATGTTCTGAGAGCCAGCATTTGCATCGGCTTCAAATATATTTGTAGACAATGCACCTGCATTTTCACGTTTCGTGATGTTTGCTTCTTGGTTCATGTTTATTGTTTCCTTGTTATTTTGGTTCGGTTTCCTACGAACACGTTAAATAAATCCATGGGAATATCTTTATTATTCTCGATACGCTCACGGACAAGTGCTTTGAGAGTCATGGGTTCAACCTTCAACTTTTGTGTCGGTTGATACCCTTGACCCTTCGCAAGGTTAGCATATTCTGCCGCCTTGTTATCTTCACCACGTCCAAAGGAAACGGAGATTTCATTTTTAATGATATCTCCTAG